TGTAGCCTCATCCATAAATGGAGTCTTCTTCATTTTGTTAATAATTCTTTGCATATAATTATCAACTTCATTTGGTGGTATGTTTCCAATATCTACTTTAAATACTCTCTTCTCTGGTGCTCTCATAATTCTATGGATTAACATAGCATCTTCCATCAATGTAATCTGTTTCCATACTTTACGAGCACTTTCTAACATTGATTTACCATAAGGTAATAGATTACTATCATTAGCTAATCTAAAATGAGCAACTTGAAAGTTTTCAAATTCAATCTTTTGGTTTTTACTACTTCTAGCAAAGTAAGGATGTGCATTTTCCATTGCTTCTAAATAAAATTTAGTATAATATGGATTTTCTGGATTCTCTCCCTCTGAACGAATTAACTCATAAGGTGATAAAGGAACTACATTTGTAATACCGAACTTATCTTGTACATCTAAGTACAAGAAAAAATCTCCATACTTGGTTAAGTTTCTTATCCAAGGCCAAAGATTAAACTCTATATTCATAATATCATAAAATAAGTTATGTAGAATTTCTTTTATATTATTATCATCACTCTGTACTTCTAATACTTCACCATATGGATTTTTCATTGTTGATTCATCTGAATAGATATCAAGTGCAGATGCAATTATAGAATCACTCTCCATTGATTCATAATCCTTAAACAATCCAGTCCTTGCAGCTTGTAGTTGTGCATATGAAGAATAACCAGTATTATTCATTTCCAACCCACTATGTAGTTTAGAATATCTATCTACAAGATGTGATTTTACTTGTTTTTGTACTTGGTCTGTATCGGCAACTTTTAATTTCTTACCACCTACATTTCTTACGATTACATTAGTACTAAATAATCGTCTTAATCTACCAAATAATGTTTTATCAGCCATTTTTTACCTCGCTTATAAGAGCCATTCTAAGCCCTCTTTTTCTTTGTTTCTTCCAATTTCCATTTCCCAACTATCATTTTTATTTTCGCTGGGTGTATAAAGTCCATCAGTATCTAACATACTATTAAGGGACTTCTTTACTAATTCTATACCCTCAGTTCGTAATCTTAATGCTGTATCACGAACCCATAATCCTATAGCAAACGACATAACTAAATCATCATTGTATCCAGTCATTGCCTCTGCTCTGTTATTATGGTAAATAAATGTAAATAATTCATCTACCAATCGGTTTGAACGAACTACTACTTCTTCGTTCCTAAAATATTCCTCTAACTTTGCAATAATCAAAGGTCGAGTTCTCATAGTGGTACTGAATCCAGCCACCATATTCTTATCTTGTTGTTTATATCGATTAGTCATCTGATGTGCCATATCAACATATTTTAAATCTTTGCTTGTATAAAATAGATTAGGATAATCCCTATCTATTACTTGTTGGATTGTTGCCCAACCAATGTTATTGTTTTCTATAATTAGTAAAGCATCATTATATTCTGTTGAAATACTCACTAACATATTACCAAAATCTTTAGTACTCATCCTACCTTTGTACTCTGCAACTTGTTCTACATTCTCCACATCAATGACATGAAATGCACTATAATCTTTACCATCACCTCTACCAACATCAGCACATACTATATAATCTCGTGTATAGTTTGGTGGTTGCCATATCCATAAGTTACCATCCATACCTCTCTTTTCAATTGGGTCTTGACATACATCTGTTTTCATCTTCTCTAATAATACACCATCAATAACTGAAGTACCAGAAGTAATAAAATCACAATCACATTCTTGTGCTGCACCTTGTAATCCTAATAAGGTATTTTGCTCATCTCTCCAGTCTTGTTCTCTATCTGGATGTACAGTCCAATGAAGTTTGATATCATTAAATAATCCTCTACCCTCTTCTGCATCTACCCAAGTTCTATGAAACCAATTACCAACTCCGTTAGGTGTTGATAACGCAATACAACTACCACCTGTTGTAAGTGTTTGTTGTGATGCAGTCCATATCTCATCTATCTTATCAATAAACGCAGCCTCATCTAATATCAATAATGATAATGCTTCGGAACGAGCGGCTTCTGGTCCACTTGCACTTGCTTTTATTTGTGAACCATTGGTGTATCTAAGGTTCAATTTGTTATCCTCAACACATCTTTGTTTCAACCACGAAGGTAAGTTTGCATGCATAACACGAACTTTTGTTACAAGGTTCTTAGCAGTATCTTGTTTGGTAGCAATAACAAGAATATTCTTATCTTGAAAAAATGTCATCAACCATAATGAGTAACCAGCAGTTAATGTACTGATACCCAATTGTCGAGCTTTTAAGATTACATTAAACCTATTGTCTACAAACTCTCTGACAGTATCTTGTTGAAACTGATACAATTCAAATGGTATCTTACCTCTGATTGGATGTTGTATCATACAATACTTCATCAAAAAGTAAACTGGGTCTTTTGCACACCTAATGTACTCTTGTTTAATTACATCTTTTATTTGTTCTGCCATTAGTTTGTTATCTGTCCTGCAAGGTTAACTGAAATTGCTGTAGCACCTACACCATAAACAAACCATAACCATTTATTTTCATGCCACTTAGGTTTAACAAGTTTAACTTTCTGTTCCATCAGTTCATTTGTATCCTTTAGTAACGAAATTTGAAGTTCTCGTTTTTCTATTATTAAAGAATCCATATATGCATTCTCTTCTAACAAAATTATAGACTTCTCTAAATCAGATATAAGAATTGTAGATAAACTATCGGCTTTTTCAAACCCTTGTAATTTATTTGCCCACTCAACTACATCTACTTTAGGTAAAGTTATGGTTTCTTCTGCAGTTTGACCAAGAAGAACACTAAACAAAAATAATATGTATATAATATATTTCATATATATAAATATGTGTTACTTACTAAATTTCTTCAAATATTTTAATGCTTCATCAACATCTTGTACATCTGATGCTTCTTTAGCTTTTATTATTTGTTTTTTAGTATTAGTTACTTTTCGTTTAAGATTACCAACTTCTTTCTTGTTAACTTTTTTCTTCTTTTCAAGAACCTCAACCTCTTTTTCAAGAGCTTTTACTTCTTTTTCTTTTACTTCTACTGCTTTATCTAACTTTTTGATTTCTTCTTTTTTCTTTCCACCAAAAAGTCCCAATATAAAATTGAGTATTCCACCTATCATTATTCTTCTCCCTTGTTAGGTTTATCTATTCCTGCACTATCTAAGAGTTCATCAAGTGAAAATGTATTAAACTTTTCTTTATGTCGTACATCTTCATATTCTAAACTCATAAGTTTTTTTACTACCCTCGTGTAAAGATTTACTAATGAATTAGTTTCTTCACCACCAATTTTGTTATTATAATCTACGGCAATCTCACCCAATCGTGAAGTTAATGCCATCAAATCAAGTACTATCTGCTCTGGCAGAATCAAGTTCTTTTTGCTCTTCATCTATAGCCTTTTCTATTTTATCTATATGTTCTTTTGCTTCTTTAACCATTGTTTCAAATTTTTCCTGTCCCATATCCCACTTTTCTTTTTCAAGTTCGATATCTTGTACACCTACTGAATTAAAAAATGTTGCCTTACCATCTGTAGATTCAAATTCCACAAGAGATTGTTTTAAATCTTTTACATAGGACTTTCTATTCTCTATCTCAAGTGTCCTTGCATAGTTTTCAAATTCACCTTTCACTCTAAGTTTGTTTTCAAACTCAATTTGACAATCAAAACAATGTCCTTTAGTTCTCCAAAACTTATCATCAAGTTTTTTCTTCATAGCTTTTTTACAAGTTGGACAAAACCAAGGCATTCTTGCTGATTGCATTACTTTACTTAAATTAGATTCTCTTGTTTTTCCACCAAGATTTTCTTGTTTACCCTCGTATCCTACTTGAACATAGTCTTTAACATATTCTTTTCCAGACATCAAATCAGCTAATGCTTTATTTTGTCTTTCCATATCTTTAGATTTACTTGCCATTATAACTCCTTATCCAAATTTTATACTACCAAGTATTTGATTGATTGGAGCAAATGCACCTGTAAACTTATATGTGTTTCCTTTATACTTAAACACTATACCCTCACTTGGTACTATTGCATCTAAACCACCAATCTTCTGTAGTTTTTCAATTTGTATTTTTAACTTTTTTAGTTTTTCTATTTTATCTGGTTTTTGCAAATCTTTCATTGCACTAATCATTTCTTTTCTCATCTTCTGAATTGTTTTATTTGGATTAACTGCCATATACCCACTTATATTTTTGAGTATTTCTGCACCTACTGAGAAGAACAATATCTCAAATGGTTTTATATTTTGTTTAAATATCTTAGTATGGTCTTGTTTATCTGTAGATGTTATCCAATCTAAAAATTTAGGATGGTCTTTATAATCTTTTTTAATTTCTGGTATTTTATATCCTTTATCAAAGTATGCCCATCTTCTAATTAATTTAGCAAATTGTGCTGGTTTTAATTTTACACCAAATTGTTTTGATGCATTGAATACATACTCTCTCCAATATGATTCGTGATATTCACCTAATGTATCCTTATCACTTAATCCATATTGTGATTGTAGTTTTTTTAATTGTCCTAAATATTTATTTTTCATCTTTCCAAAATCTTGATGTTTAGGTACACTTAAAAAATTTGGTTTACCAATCTTGAACATTTTTTGTATATGGTTGTTTGTTTGTTTAATCATACCTGCC